CCTCCTCACCGCCGCCTGCACCACCATCTCGTCCCTCACCACCGTCCCCGCCCCACCCGGCCACACCCTCAGCTAACCCCCCCCATCCCCCCTGTCCCCGGCTACGCGGCTGCGGGACAGCGACCCGACCTGCGCGGAGGTGAACCATGCCGTCTGCGGAAGCGATCCTCCGCGCCACCCACACAACCCCCGGCGCCACCCCCACCCCGGCCCCCCAGGGCGGTACCCTGCACGCCCCCAGCTACGGCCAGTTCTCCCCGCTGGCTGCCAGCCTCGCGAACGAAACCAGCTACCGGAACGTGTACGGGCCGTTCCTGCCCCGCCCCGCCCGCACCTTCACCGAAGGGGCGTTCGGCCCGTTCTCCCCCATCCTCCCCGTCCCCGTCGACGAACCCCCGCCCGGCGCGGCGATGCCCGACCCGCGGCTGTTCCAGTACCAGGTCGGGTGGAACCTGCCCGTCGGGGAACCCGGCAGCGAGGGCCTGAAACTCGCCCCGTTCTCCGCGCTCCGCTCCATCGCCGACCTGTACATCGTCGCCCGCCGCTGCATCCAGAAACGCAAAGACGAAATCAAAGGACTCGAATGGTCCATCGAACTCACCCCCGAAGCGGCGAAAACCTACCAAGGTGACCACGCCGCGATGCGGGACTTCGGGGAACGCAAAAACCAGGCCACCCGGTTTTTCCGCCGCCCCGACCCCGACTACTGGACGTTCCAGTCGTTCCTCGAAGCCCTCCTGGAGGAAATCTTCGTCTACGACGCCCTGTCGGTCCTGTTCCGCCCCAAGTACGGCACCGGCCTGCACCGGGGGCTCCTCGGCTCCGACCTGGACCACCTGTCCCTGATCCACGGCCCCACCATCCGCCCCCTCCTCGGCCTCCACGGTGAAGTCCCCGCACCCCCCGCCCCCGCCTACCAGCAGTACCTGTACGGGGTGCCCCGCTCCGACATCGCCGCGATGCTCCGCGACGACGACCTCCGCGCCGCCGGCCTGGCCGGCGCGGAACTCAACCGGTTCCGCGCCGACCAGCTGCTGTACGCGCCGATGACCACCCGCCGCTGGACCCCCTACGGGTTCCCCCCCGTCGAGCAGGCCCTCATCCCCATCATGACCGGGCTGCAGAAACAGTCCTACCAGGCGGACTACTACAAAGAAGGCACCGTCCCCGCGGTGTACATCTCCCCCGGCGACCCCAACCTCACCCCCAACCAGATCCGGGAACTGCAGGACGCGCTGAACGCGATCGCCGGGGACCCCGCGTTCCACCACAAAGTCATCGTGCTGCCCCCCGGCAGCAAGGTGGAACCGCAAAAACCAGTGGACCTGGCGGACGCGTTCGACAACATCGTCATGACCCAGACATGCATGGCGTTCGACATTTACCCGATGGAACTGGGGATCCTGCCGTGGATCAGCGCGGCCCAGCCCACCCCCGGGTCCACCGCGTCCCGGTACATGGCCCAGGCGGGGCAAACCATCCACCAGCGGCCCTCCACCAAACCGCTGCTGCTGTTCATCTCCGCGATCTTCAACTACGTGCTGCAGGAAATCTGCGGGCAGCATGACCTGCGGTTCGTGTTCGAAGGGCTCGCCGACCAGGACAAGGTCGCCGCCACCGAACTGGGCATCCAGCAGGTGCAGAACGGGATAGCGTCGATCGACGAGATCCGCGACAAACTCGACATGCCGCCGTGGGGGCTGCCGGAAACCTCCGAACCGGTGGTGTTCACTGCGCAGGGCCCGGTGCCGTTCAGCATGGCTCCCAACCTGATCGCTGCCGCCTACCAGCACCCCGCGCAACCCACCAGCAGCGGCCAGCACGACCCGGGGGAGGCGCCCCGCACCCGGCAGCCGCGGATACGCCGAGGCGGCCAGACCCGCCCCAACGGCACCCACCCCGCGCCGGTCGCCCCGCACCGGGAAGCTCTCACCCCCGCCCACTCCGCCGCCGCCGGGGTCATCCAGTCCCCCACCCCCCGCACCGGGGGAACCCGGAACCGGTCCCCGGTCGCCGGGTCCAGGAAGAAAGCCGCCGCCGCGGAACTGGAAGCCCTCACGCGGCACCTGCGGAAAGGCCGGCTGATCTCCACCTGGCAGCCCCAGCACCTGCCTCCCCGCGCCCTGTCGATGATCGCGGAGGACGTCGCGAAAGGCGCCACCGTGGAAACAGCCGCCGCGCGCGCCGCCGCCACCTGCCTCCCCGGCATGGATGTGGACGATCTCCCCGGCCCCGGAGATGAACCCGGAGAAGAGACAGCGGGAAACGGTGAGGCGGTGGTGAAAACCGCCGCCCCGGGCCGGCACTGGCCTGGGTGGCGGCGTGACCTGGAACTGGTCGCCGCCTACACCGGGCGCGTGTCCGCAGCGTTCCGGAAAGCCACCCGGAAAGCCGCCGCTCTTATCCGCCGGTGGGTGGACGGCACTCTCCCCGTCACCGCCGCGGAACTCGCCGGCCTGATCGCCGCCGTGATACGGAAAACCCTCACCAAGGTGCTGCGGCGGCTGTGGCGGGAAGCCTGGCACCTCGGTCACGTCGCCGCCGCCGCCGCTGTCACCGGGCGGGAACCCGCGTGGGGGGCGTGGCGTCCCGGGGACGGCCGCACCATCGGGGTCGCCTACCCGCAGGCGCTGAACGCGTTCCTCGCCACCCACGGCGCCACCGTGCTCGCTGAGATCAGCGAAACCCGCACACAGGCTCTGCTGGACGCTCTCCGCACCCGCGACCCCCAGGAGGTGACCGAGCAGCTAGCCAGCCTCCTGTGGTTCCCCATGCGCGCCGAACTGATCGCTGTCACCGAGGTGATGGCCGCCCAGGGCGCCGCCGCGTTCCGCGAATACCAGCAGCAGCAGGTGGCGTACAAGCAGTGGGTGGTCGCGGACGCGGACGCGTGCCCGGTCTGCAAGGCGAACGCCGCGGAAGGCCCCATCCCCCTGTCCGCGGTGTTCCAAAGCGGTGACCTCACCGTCCCCGCCCACCCCCGGTGCCGGTGCGCTGTCCTCCCCGCCTGGGAACAACCCGAACCCGTGGTAGGTAAAACAGCCGCGGCGGAAGACCCGTCCCGGGCGGCGTTCCTGCTGCTCCGCGCCCCCGGTGACGACCACAAGTGGCGGTACCTGCTGCAAAAACGCGACGACGGGACGTGGGGGCTGCCGGGGGGGAAAACCCACAGCGGGGAACACCCGTGGAACGCGGCGCTGCGGGAAACCACCGAGGAACTGGGGGACCTGCCCCCTGTCAGCCCCGCGCTGACACTGCACCACCGGGACAGCGGGGTGGACGTGTGGACGTTCACCGCGGAACTGGGCACCATGTTCACCCCCACCGTGGACGGCGCCACCCCCGGCGAAACCCACGGGTGGGGATGGTTCAAACGGAAAGAAATCACCCACCTCCCGTTGTGTCCCGGCATGGCGGCCCTGTGGGAACGCCTCGGTGAAGGCCGCGCTCTTAAAACCACCACCGTGGACCTGAACGGCCAGCCGCAGCACCTGTACTGGCCAGCCGGCGCCGGCGCACCCACCCCGGTCCCTCACACCGGCGACGGCACCCAGGTGCCCGGCGTACCCGCCGGGGGGGTTCCCGCCCCCACCCCCGGCGGCGCCCCGCCCCGCTGGGACGGGGACGAGGCAGCCGGGCAGACGTGGGGGACGCACGGACCCGGTGGGGTTACCACCGCCGGCCGGGCCGGCGGTTCCTCCGGCGGCGGCGCCGGCGACACCACCCCCACCCTCCGCACCCCCCACCCGCTGCCACCGCCGGGGGGGGACGACGCCACCGAACCCGGTCCCCGCACCCCCGGGCCGGCGGGGCCACGGCAGCAATGGCCAAACGGCACCGCCGGCGGCATGTGGCCGGCTGGCGGCCACACCACCCTCCAGCCCCCCGCCGCCCCCATCGGCGCCGACACCCCCCGCAGCCGGCCCCCCAGCCCGGTGGGGAAAGCAGGAGGCGCCGCCGACTACACCGACCCCAGCAGCGTCGAAGCCGAACACGTGTACGTGCAGCTCGCGCACAACTTCCCCGCGAAAGCCATCCAGTGGGTGAAACGCGCCCGGTGGATCGGCCCCATCTGGGTGCCGTGGGACCGGGTCGACACCCACGACGAAGACAAGTGGGCCGCCACCCACCAGCCCGCCCGGGTCGCCGAGTTCGCCCGGGAAATCCGCGACCACCACGGCCACGTCCAGCCGTCCGTGCTGGTGCAGGAACCCGGCGGGGGGCGGGCGTTCATCGTCGACGGCCACCACCGGGCTCTCGCCCGCCGGCTGCTCGGGCAGAAAGTCCTCGCCTACCTGGGTGTCATCGACCCCGCGGACCGGGAAGCCGCCCTCGAAACCCACACCCACCAGATCCACCAGGGCGCCAGCCCGCAGAACCGATGACTGGGAACATCACGTTCACCGCGGCGGAACTAGCCGCCTACCTCGGTAAGTCCGCCCGCACCCCCGTCGTGTCCACCCAGCATCACCACCTCGGCCCGGAAGGACTGTGGCACACCCCCGACCGGCACGTCCCCTACAAGCAGCAGCTCCCCGCGTACGTGCAGAACACGGCGCGGGCGCTCATGCGGGACCACGGGATGAGCGAGCAGGAAGCGATCGCCACCGCGATCCAGGCGATCCGCGAATGGGCGCGGGGCCGCGCGTTCGGCGGGAAAGTCAAAGTCACCCCGCAGGTGCGGCGCGCAGCGAAACGCGCCCTGAAACAGTGGGCCAAGCTGAAAGCCACCCACCACGGTGACGGTAAGAGCAGTAAGAAAGGCACGAGCAGGTGAGCCGCACCCGCAAAAACAAAAAGAAACACCCCACGGTCGTGCGGTGCGCGGAATGCGGGAAACCCGCTGACCGCACCCCCGCCGGGCTGCTCAGCAACGCCGCCGCGGCGCTCGCCGCGCTCGAGGACGCCGGTATCAGTGTGAAACTCCGCCACGACGCGGTCATCACCCCCGAAGGGTACGTGCTGCCGTTGCGTGGCAGCAAAGACGGCCGGTGGGTGGCGCGCACCAACTCCTACACCCCGTTCACCCCCCCGCCCCCCGCCGCTGACGACCTCGACGACTAACCAAACCCTGCCCCCTCACCCCAGCAAGGAGCTGTGTGGCCGCGACCCTCACCGCCGGTCAGGAACTCATCCGGTTCAGTTTCCCGATCGAAAAATCCGAAGACACCACTGCTGTCAACCCGCTGGACGGCACCCCCGACATCGTGATCTGGGGGAAAGCCACCGACGGAACCGTGGACGGTGACCGGGAGATCGTGGACCCCGAGTGGAGCGCGAAAGCGCTCCGGGAATGGCTGGACACCGGCGGGAACGTCCGCATGGCCCACGACCCCCGCCAGCCGGTCGGCAAGGGCATGCATGTGGAGATCACCCCCGACGGGCATTACGTGAAAAGCCTCATCGCCGACCCCAAAGCCAAGCATTTCATCCGCATGGGGATCATCAGCGACTACTCGGTGGGTATCTCCAACCCCGACTTCCGGTACCGGGACCCCACCCTCGACCCAGCCGGGAAAGCGGCCCGGATCATCACCGGCCGGCCGGACGGGTCAACCCGCATCTCCGAACTGTCCATCGTGGACCGCGGGTCCAACTTCAACACCAAGTTCCAGATCGCCAAGGCCGCCGCGGACGGCACCTGCGAGTTCACCGGGAAAGTGCTCGGCGGTGACCTGGACCCCAAGGGAGACACCGTGACCGTGGACCTGCCCGCCGACGTGTCGGTGTCCGTGTCACCAGCGGACCTGGCGAAACTGGCCACGTTCCGCCGCAAGCTCGCCATGCAGCAGGCCGGCGCAGCCAAGGCAGCGACAAACGCGATCGCCGGGGACCCCGCGTTCCACCACAAAGTCATCGTGCTGCCCCCCGGCAGCAAGGTGGAACCGCAAAAACCAGTGGACCTGAACACCGGAACCAAGACAGCTGACCCGGACGTGGCGAAACGGGACTTCGACCCCAACGTCGGCGGCGGCGTGGACCGCGACAAGCTCCCCGACTCCGACTTCGCCGGCAAGCACCGCTCGTTCCCGATTGTCACACCCGAAGACGTGTCCGACGCGCTCCACTCGATCGGCCGCGCCGGCCCCGACAACTACAGCCCGGAAAAGCTGAAGAAGCGGATCCTCGCGATCGCGCGGCGGAAAGGCTTCCCCATCCCCGAATCCGACAAGCCGGGTGAGAAGGACACCAAGGGGAAGGCTGACGTCCCGGACGAGGTGAAGTGCGTCAAATGCGGCGGCGCGGGGGAGGTCGACGGGCAGCCGTGCCCGCAGTGCCGCCCCGCCCACACCGAAACCACCCCCCCCGCAGGGGCGGACAAGACCACCGCTGTCAGGAAGAAGAAGTGCAAGGCGTGCGGCGGCACCGGCCACACCAGCGACGGGGACTCCTGCGCCGCTTGCGCCGGCACCGGCACCCGGGATGTCACCAAGAACACCGGGACCCACCACGCCAAACCGGCCCGCGAGAACAGCGAAACAAGCAAGAAGGGCAAGAAGGGCAAAAAGGGCAAAGGCGGGCTGCCGGAAGCGTTCATCGAGCATGAAAACCACCCCGGTGACACGGTGAAAGCCGGGAAACCCACCCCCGGGGAGCATGCGGTGGGCGCCGCCGAGCATGACATGCGGCCCGTCCCCCCCCACCGGGAACCCGACGGCGCGGAGGTGGAAGCGTTCGAAGACGACGCCCACATGCAGGACGGCGACGCCCACGACCCCGTTGAGCAGCCCACCCCCCTGGAGAAACCAACCCTCGACGGGGACTGTGAGAAAGCCGCCCTGCTGCGGTTCAAGGCAGCCGGGGTCACCGACCCGGTCCTCGGGGTGCTGCATGACCTCACCTGCCCCGCCTACCACCCCGGTGACGTGGCACGCCACCACCCCACCGCCGACCTGGCGTCCCTGATCAGTGAAGAGTTCTGGGCGCGGAAAGCACTCGACGCGGTGTCGGTGATGCCGCTGCCGCAAGCCGCCCGCATCCACGGCATCGCCACCGCCGCGCGGGCGCTGAAAAACACCGACCCGGTGCTGCTCAACGACTGGCGGCTGGAAGCGCACAAGGCGTTCCGGGACGCCAATCCCGGCCCAGGGTCGTTCCCCACCCCCGGGGAGGTCAGCCCACGCCGGTTCAGCCGGCCCATCCTCACCGCCGGGCACGCCGCAGACTCCCCCGGCAACACCCCCGGGGTGCACACCACCGGCGTGCACCCCGCCGCAGGGGATGTGACCGCCGCCCAGTTCACCCGCGGCCCGGTCACCGCCGGGCACGCCGCGGACTCCCCGGCGAGCAAAACCACCCCCGCCGGGGGTTACCCGCAGACACCGGGGGTGCCGCAGCCGGTGAACTACACGCACGTGGAGCACGCGAACGCCCGGCACGCCCTGCAGGTCATGCACGACCACGTCGCGGAAACCTTCCCCGACGTGTGCCCCATGGCCCTGTCCCCCACCCCCCGGCCGGCACCCCACCCGGTGCCCGCAGCCCAGGGGGCCGGCGACGCGGCCCGGCGTGCCCGTAAAACCGCGAAAGCCGCCGCGAAAGCCGCGAAGCTGGAAAAAAAGCTCCGCAAAGCGCGGAAAACCGCCGGGATCACCCCCCAGAAGAAGGAGAAGGGGAAGAAAACAGATGCGGCGGATGCGGCGGTGGCGAAAACCGCCGGGTATGCCCCGCCGGCGCCGGATGTCACCAAGGCGGTCGGGGACGCCGTCGCCCCCCTCCTTGACTCCTACCAGGAGCTGCTCGGGAAGGTTGCCCGGCAGGAGAAGCTGCTGAAAAAGCAAACCCGGCTGCTGGACGCTCTCGCTGACCAGCCCGACCCGTCCACCGCAGCGTTCAAAGGCGTCGCGATCAACCCGCCTCAGGTTTCCGCGCGCCCGGCGGGCCCGCGGACCGTGGCCGAAGCCGCTGACCGTGCCCAGGCCACCCGCATGCAGCAGCTGCGTGAGCAGTGGCTGCGTGACCCCAACCCGGCGCAGCGGGAAGCTGCGGAACGGGAACTGTTCAAAATGGCCGGACTGATCCCTTAACTCGCACACCCGCATTCCCGCCCGTGCCTGGCACGGGGTAACACAGGCAAGGAGCTGTGTGGCAGATATTCTCACCACCGGCGGGGAAACCGCCGTCACCGGCCCGGCCGCGGCGGAAGCCGCCGCCCAGGCCACCCGGTACACGCGGACCGGGCAGATGCTCGCCGACCGGGCGCAGAACCTGGTGAAAGGCGCCGGGTACATCGGGAACGGCAACGCCCCGCTACAGGACCAGGGGCTTATCCTCACCAAAGCCCACAACGTGGCCCTGTCGGTGCGCACCGAAAGTGACCGCGCCTACCGGGACACCGATTCTGTTATCAAAAGCATCAGCCCCGATTTCTGGCGTGCCAAACCAAACCTGTACCAGTCGGCGATGCTGGGGTCGCAGGCGCTGAAGTCGTTCACCGCCGGGAACCTGGGGCTGCCCGGGGTGCCGTTCGGGCTGGTGCCGTTCGACCTGCTCGCCCCCAGCCGGCTCATCTACCCGGTGTACACGGTGCTGCGGAACAAGCTGCCCCGCCCGCCCGGCCAGGGTGAAAGCCGGCAGGTGTACGGGCTGCTCGGCGTGTCCGGTTCCCAGACCGGCGGTCAGGGAGTCATGGACATCGCTATCCCCGAACTGGTCAACCCCAGCGGCGGGAACCTGTCCGGCACCAACTGGCCGCTGAACCTTCCCCCGTCCGGGTCCCAGACCGAATACAAACTCAACGTCCCGTACAAGTTTTTCGGCATCACCGAGGCGCTTTCCTGGCTGGCCCAGTTCGAAGGCCAGGGGTTGGAGGACATGTCCTCCCTGGCGAACCTGGTGCTGCTGCAGGAAGCCATGATGGCGGAGGAGTACGCGATGCTGGCGCACTCCTCGCAGAAGATCCCCACCCCGGGGGCGCCGGCGCTGACCGCGCGGAACGCCGGGTCGGGGGAGTCACCGCTGACCGGGGTCACCACGAACGTGTTCGTGGTGGTGACCGCCCTCAACTACTACGGGGAAACCGCCGCGTCCGCGTCCGCGTCGGTGGCTGTGTCGTCCGGGCAGGTGGTGGACGTGACGATCTCCCCGGTGCCGGGGGCGCAGCAGTACAACCTGTATGTGTCCACCGGGTCCACCGCCGGCACTTTCTACCTGATGGCCGGGGCGTCCCGGCAGAACGGCTCCGGCGGCACCACCGGCACGATCACCTTGTACCGGGGCACCCAGACCGGCAACTCGGTTGGCGGGGTCCGGTTCACCCTGCAGGGGGCGCTTCCCACCTCCGGGGCGGAAGCGATGACCGCCGACTCCGGCACCGGCAGCCCCAACCGGATGGAAGGGATCATCCCCACCCTCACCGGCCTGTCAGCGTCCGGGTCCGGTCCCTACGCCAACGCGGTCGTTGAGGGACCGTCCATCTCCTGGCAGGGCGGGTACGTCAACCAGGCGGTCGGCACCCACCTGTCCTACAACGCCGTGTACGAGGCGCTGGACGGGCTGTGGGAAACCAACGGCATCAACAACGACTCCCCCGGCGCGTTCCGCGCCGACCCGGCGGAGATCCTCGGCGACGGCGGCGACATCATGCGCCTGTCCAACGACGTGATCGCCCAGGGCGCGTCCACCAACTACCGGCTGTTCCTCGAGCAGTCCGACGTGCCCGGGGTGCGGGTCGGCGCGGCCGTGTCGGAGTTCCAGAACCCGATCACCCGGTCGGTGCTGAAGCTGGTTGTCCACCCGTGGATGAGCCAGGGCACCGCGCTGCTGATGACCTACCAGCTGCCGCAGACCTGGTCGAACGTGGCGAACGCGTGGGAGATGACCATGGTGCAGGACTACATTTCCGTGTCCTGGCCGGTGATCGACGCGTCGTTCCGGTACTCGCTGTTCTTCCTGGGGGCGCTTGTCGCGCACGCCCCGTTCTACAGCGGCATCCTGCAGGGGCTGCAGGTCAGTGACACCACACCCTTCCAGTAACCGCTGACCGCCCGGCCACGGCCCGGCACCCCGACGGCACTGGGTGCCGGGCCGTGCCTGTCCCGAGGAGGGAGTGGCCGAAGGGTGATCACCGCATCCCAGGTCAGTGTCGCCGCCACCCCGGTGGTGCTGGCCGACGTCCCGCCCGGCCCCTGCCAAGTGATCATTACCAACGGTGGCAGCACCGCCGTGTACGTGGGCACCAGCAGCCAGGTGACCTCCGGGAACGGGGCACCGGTACCGCCCGGTGGGGTGGTGACCTTCTCCGGATTCCCCGGGTCACGGGCCGTGACCTTGTGGGCGGTGGGGGAGTCCACCGCGGTGCCGGCCGGCGTGGTCACCGTGACGGGAGGCTGACGTGGGGACACGTGCGCATCTGCCGCCCGGCTGCGGCGGGTTCACCTGCGCGGACGGCACCCGTTACGACACCAGACCCGGCGGCACCGTGACATTGGACGACCGGCACGCCAAAGCGCTCGCGGCCAGCCAGTACGCGGGCACCGGGTTCATCCGCGCCGAGTCGTTCACGATCGGCACCCGGGAAGGCCGCTGGTGCCGGCCGTGCCGGCGGCTGTGGCAGGCGTGGTCGGTGGTGTGCCCGCGTTGCGGGCACACCACCGTCCCGGAGCAAGACCTGACGGAAGGAACCTGAACCTATGTCGTTGTATGCGCGCAGTGACCTGATGAGTGTCGCTGTGCCCAAAGACCGGGGGGGGTGCGGAGCCGGGCACAGCCGCCCGGTGACCCGCGGCGCTCCCGCACCTGTGTGGCGGCTCGACTGCCCCGCCTGCTGCGCCGCCCTGAAAGACGACCCGCTGTGGTCGGGGCGGCTGTCGGAGATCCCCGAAACCCCCGACGAGGAAGCCGCCCGCAAAGACTACGAGCAGCGGGGCGCGAAAGAACGCGACTACGTGCAGGCACTGGCGCTCGCGAAAATCGCGAACGTTCCGCTCCCGGAAACCCTGACGAGTGCCCTGACCGGGGTGCGGGCCCACATTCCCGTGGAGGGGACGCTGGAATGCCCCGCCGGGCATGAGGTGCCGGCGGGGAGCCGGTTCTGCCCCGAATGCGGTGCCCGCATGCAGCCCACCGCGCCGCGGTCACTGGAAGCCGGCGGCGGCGGGGAGGGTGAACCGGATCTGGGGTCGCTGCCGGCGGCGAGCCTGCGGAAAATGGCCCGCGACCGTGGCCTGGACGCCACCGGGCCGAAAACAGCGCTGATCGCCCGGCTGAAAGGCGCCTAGGAGGGGCTGGTGGGGCGGCGCGGGTCACGGGGAATGTGCCGCCGGTGCGGCACCCGCCGCCGCGGGAACGCCGCCGCCGCGTCCCAGCCCGTCACCAGCTGCGCTGTGTGCGGCATCCCCGTGTGCGCCCGGCACATCGTGTGGGATGACCAGCGCGGCACCTACCTGTGCACGAAATGCGCACGCGGGGAGGTGAAAGCCGGGTGACGCTTCCCGTGGGGCCGCTGACACCGTATGTGACCCCGGAGACGCTGCGGACCGCGCCGACCGGGATCGCGTGGGGCACCATCCCGCCGTGGCGGGACGCCACCCAGGAACAGCGGGCAGCGGAGATGGCGAACATCTGCGCCCGCGCCACCGCCCAGGCCGACGAGTACGTCAACGGGCCGCTGCGCGCCACCTTGGACACCGAGGTGTACCACGGCCCGGATTTCCGGGTCACCTGGCAGCGGGCGACCGGCAACACGCGGATCGTGCTGCAACGCTGGCCGGTGCTGTCGGTGGTGCAGGTGGAAACCTGCCCCGCGTCGGTGTGGCCCCGCACGTGGACACCCCTGCCGGCCGGGTGGGCGGAACCGGAATACCTGCCCGCCGGGGTGTACGGCAGCGCCGCCCCGTCCGGCGCTGGCGGGGGCGGCCAGTCGGTCATCATCGGTCCCGGCGCGGCGGACTGGTCGCTGGGCCGGCAGGGGTGGGCGATCCGGGTCACCTACGTGAACGGGTGGCCGCACGCCGGGCTCACCGCCGGCGCCGCCGCAGGTGACACCTCGTTGCAGGTGGATGACTGCACCGGGTGGGCGGTCACCTCCGGTGCCGGGGTGACCGGCGCGACCGGGGTTGTCAAAGACTCCGGGGCGCAGGAAGTGGTGCAGGTCACCGCCGCGTCCGCGCAAGCCGGCCCGGGGACGCTGACGTTGGCGGCGCCGCTGCGGTTCCCCCACCAGCCGGGGGTGGCGGTCACCACCCTGCCCGCCTCTGCGGAATGGGCGGTGATCTTGTTCGCGACCGCGCAGGCCCTCACCAGGGGAGCGACCACCACCACCGTGCAGGCGCTGAAACCCGCCACGCAAACCTCCGTCAAGCACGTCGACGACCTGTGCACCGAAGCGGAACTGCTGCTCAGCCCCTACCGGCGTGTCATCTGACAGGAGGAAAACACGATGGCTACCCGACGTCAGCACGCGGCGGCACGCCGGCAGGCGCACACCACGCGGCGCCGCACCGCCATGCTTCCCCAGCCGGCGCCCGCCCGCACCGGCGGGGGGAAACCGCAACAGCCGCAGAAGGCGCAAAAACCCGCCGCGCCGCGTAAAGGCTGACCCTCATGCCGGTGGCGTCGTGCCTCACCTACGTCAAAGGGCTCCTGGACGGGCTGCCGATGCCACCGGGAACCGGAGGCAACATGGCCGCCTACATTCTGCCTCCCGACCCGGACGAGGAAACCCAGGTTCCCACCGCGTACGTGTGGCCGTCGCAGTGGAAAGAAACCCGCGACCCGAAAACCGGCGGCACGGTGCCCCGCAACACCGGGTGGGACACCCCGTCGGGAACCAAATCCATCGTCCACACCCTCGACGTTTACCTCACCTGGTTCCAGCCGAACGAAACCCCCGACCCGCGAAGCGACTCCCTGTTCCCCGGGATCGTGGACGCGGTGTGCGTGGCGCTGCGGACCGCCCCCACCCAGGTCCCGGTGACCGACCCCTACACCGGGCAGCCGTCCACCCTCGTCAACATCGGTGAGGTCATCGACGGGAAAACCGGGCTGGTCGCTGTCAGCGACGAAGTGTGGAACCGGCTTGATTCTCTCCTGACCGTCACGGTGTGGGAAATCTTCCGCGCCTGACCTGCTTCCCCCCTCCCCCGCCCCCTCCCGGGGCGGCATGTCCCTTCCCCTTTTTTTGTCATGTGAAGGAGCTGTGTGCGGGCTACATACACCGGCCATCAGCGGCGCGTCTACCCCAGCTACCGGGATACGGGCACCGGGACGACCCTGGTCGCTGACCCGGGCGGCGTGTACGACATTGAACCTGCCGCGTCCCGGTGGCCGCTGCCGCCGGTTCCCGCCGACCACCGGTTCATCCCCGGCAATCCCCCCCCCAAGCCAGACAAGCCAGGCAAGCCAGCTGCCGGGAAAGCCGCTGACGGGCCCGCAGAGGCGAACCCAGAAAAACCAGGCAAAACGGGTGCCGGGAAGGCCGCTGACGGGCCGGGAGAGGTGAACAGCGATGGCAGGTAACAACATCCCGGTCGCGGTCGCCCCGTCCACCCAATCCTGGGTGGGGGTGGCGCGGGAGATGACCACCGGCACTGCGGTGCTCCCCACCAACGTCATCCCGCAGGACGCCAAATCCTACAAACCGGAAGACACCCCCAAGTTCCTGCCCGACGAGGCGATCCGCGGGTCGATGGCCCTCACCTACGGGCAGATCCTCGGCCCCGCCGACGCGACACTGAACTTCGGCGGCCCGGTGTTCCTCGACACCCACGGGTTCATGCTGGACAACACGTTCGGGGACCTGTCCGCGACCGGCACCAGTCCCGCGAACACCACCACCTTGTCCGTCGGCACCACGGTGGGCGCCACCACCGCCACCCTCACCTCCGCCACCGGGTACACCGACGGCGCGTACGTGCAGATCGACACCGGCCCGGCCGCTGAGGTGGTGCAGCTGTCCGCCGCCCCGTCCGGGTCCACGATCACGTTCACCGGGTACCCGCTGCGGTTCCCGCACACCAGCGGCGCGACCGTCGCGACCGTGTCCGCCCCGTTCACCTCCACGTTCGCTCTGCTGAACAGCGACCTCGGGTACGCGGGGGTGCCGGGGGCGCAGCCACCCACCCACACCCTCACCGACTACACGGCCCTCACCCCCAACGTGGGGGCCCGCAGCTACCCGTCAGCGTGCCTGTCGAAACTGGACTTCACCGGCAACGCTGAGCAGCTGCTGGAGGTGAAGTTCACCGGGAACTCGTGGCCGTCCGCGCCGGCGTCCGCGTCCCCGGTGAAATCCCTCACCGCCGTGGAACCGGTCGCCGCGTGGCAGTCCACCATCAAAATCGGCGGCACACCGGTGTATGACATCGGTGACTGGGCGGTGTCGGTGACCCGGAAACTGCAGGCGTACTACACGGCGCAAGGGTCCAACATCCCGTTCATCATCGCCCGCGGGGAACTGTCCATCACCGGCACCCTCAACTTCACCGTCGCCGAAGACGAATCCGCCCTGTCGTACATGCTGGAAAACTCCCAGCCGTCGCTGTCCATCACCGTGTCGAACGGGCAAACCGGCGCCGCGGAGACGTCGCTGACGTTCACCGCGTCCAGGGCGGCGTTCACCAAGTCCGCGCCCACCCGCAACTCGGTGCTGATCGGCTACGACACCACCTTCGACTGTGTCGCCAACCCCACCGACGTGGGCGGCTCCGGTGGGATGGCGCCCGGCAAGTTCACCCTCGTGTCCTCCCTCATCTACTGACCGCCCCCGGGCCGGGGGCGGGGAAAGCGGGTATGCGTGCAACGTGTTGACCTTCCATCCGGGAACTGGGTGGAGTACCGCGACGACCTGAAAGCAGCGGACAAGTTCGCTGTGCAGGAAGCGATCGTGTTCGACCGTGACGACAGCGGCCGGTCCCGCATCACCGGCGGCATGGAAAACAAGATGCGGAACGCTCTCCTCGAACGCATCATCACCGCGTGGAGCTACGAGGAACGCGCGGGGGTGCCGGTCCCGTCCCGGCACGTCGCGAAAGCCGGCTGTATCGGTGAGGTGATGGACATCGACGACTACAACACGCTCGCTGAGAAGGTGGAACCGTTGCTCACCAAAATGAGGTGGACGGCCCCAAACCCTCCGAGTTCCGCCGCCTAGTCGCGTTCCTGCGCACCGGGAAAGGCCCTCTCCCCGGGTGGGTGTCGGCGGAGATGCTGCTGAAAGACGAGTTCGCGGAAACCCGCGGCTGGCATCCCCGCCAGGTCGATGACCTCACCCTGGATGAGCTGTACCAGCTTCCGTTGATTATCCGGGCGAAAGCGGAAGCCCGCCGCGAACACCCGGCCCCCCCGGCGGCGGGTGGGGCCGCCGGCACCCGGATCGTGGGGGGGACGATGGCCGCGTCCCGCAGGATGCCGCGGTGACCCCGGCCCAGCTGCCCGGTTACCTGCGCGGGTTGCGGGACACCGCAGCGGCGGCGGCGGCGCCGGCGGCGAACGCGATGGCGAACACGTTCCAGCATCATGTGCAGGACGTGACGTTGCGGGAATCGGGGTACCATCCGCCGTTCACCCGCACCCCCGCACCGCGCGGGGCGCCGCCGTCGCGGATCAGCGGGGACCTGCGGTCGTCCATCATGGTGCGTCCCGCGCATGGCATGGTCGCTGCGTCCGCGTCGGTGGCCCCGCACGTGATCTACGCGACGGTGCAAGAGTACGGGGCGGTGATCTCCGCCCGTAACCGCCGGTACATGCGGTGGCGGATGGACGGCCGGTGGTGGTACCGCACCAGCGTGTACGTGCCGCCCCGGCCGTATATGCGGCCGGCGCGGGAAGCTGTCATCCGGGACGGCAGTGTGCGGCGCGCCGCGGTGTCTTCTTTCGCCGCCACGATGAGTTTCTACTTCTGAAAACCGGGGGGGTGGCCCGTGCCGGCGGAGGAACTTCCCGAAGTCACCCAGGTTTTCGAAGCGGACGCCACCCGGTACGTCGCCGGGGTGGAGGCGATGATCGCCGCGGCGGAGGCGTTCACCCGCGCGAACGAAGCCGCCCTGGTGTCGGTGGAGGCGTTGCACGCGGCGATCGACGCGCTGCCGGTGCTGCACGAGACGGTGATCCGGGTCCGGTACGAAACCGAAGGTGTGCCGACGGATGTGGCGGCGGCGATGACAGCGGCAGCCACCGCCCGCACCACCACCGTCCCCGGGGGCGCCGAGGGGGGCACGGTGATCGTGCCGCCGGTCCCCGCCGAGGAGGCTGGGACGGCGGCTGCTGTGATAGACGAGGTCGCGGCTGCGGAAGCCCGCGCTGCGGCGGCGGCCCGGGCGCAAGCCGAATCAGCGGCGGCGGCGGCTGCGGCGGCGCGGGCACTGACTGCGGAGGATCTCGCGCAGGCGGCGGCGGCAACAGCAGCGGCCGGCGCGGAACGGGACTTGTCCGCCGCCGTGGCCGAGACGGCTGCGGCGCAGGACGCCGCCGCCGCAGCGGCCCGGTTCGCCGCCGCCGAGGGGGCTGGGGGGGCTGGGGGGGGTGCTGCGGCGGCAGCCGCAGGCGCGGCGGCGGGAGCGGCGGGCGGCAGGAGAATTTTCGGCCTGTCCGCCAACGCTATTCACTGGATCATCTCCGGCACCGCCGAGTACTTGGCGGTGGCGATCCCCGGCGCGGTCGCCGCCGCAGCCGGCGCCCTCGTCATGTACCAGGGGGTGGTGGAACGCACCGGGGTGCGGATGCAAGCCCTCCGCACCGTCACCGAAGCGCTCGGCCCCGCGTTCGGGAAAACCGCCGGGGACATCCTCGGCACCGGGCACGCGCTGCAAGCCGCGCAGGACGCCGCGAACCCTATCGCCTGGTCCCTGCTCGGCAACATGATCGACATCGCCCGCGCCCACCTGGGGAACTTCGCGCAGATGGGGACGCAGGTCGCGCAGGTGTTCCAGCGGTTCGCCGCCGAGGTGACCGTGGACATGACCGGCGCGTTCGGCCACCAGCTGGAAGGGCTGCTCAGCAAAGCGGTCAGCGACTTCGTGGAGTTCGGGCAGATCCTCGGGAACGTGGGGCACGCGGTGCTGAACTTCGCGTCCGCGATGCCCGGGCTCGCGGAGCTGCTGCTGAAAATCGCGGACGCGATCAGCCGGGTCATCTTGTGGGTGTCGGAGATCCCCGCCCCGTTCATCACCGCCGCGATGGCGTTCGAAGAGTTCATCCGCTGGGGTGGGCTGCTCACCAGGGGGATCGGGGCGCTGCTGCTGGGGCTGGGGAAGCTGCTGCCGGAAGGCAGCGCCGCCGCGGAAGCCATGACCAGTGCGGGGAACGCCGCGAAAGCCGCCTCCACCGGGTTCTGGACGTTCGCCAGGTCCCTGGTCGTGTTCCTCGCCACCAGCCCTGCCGGGTGGGCGCTGGACGCCGTCGTGGCGATCGGCGTGTTCACGTACGCGGTTGTCACCGCAAAAGACCAAACCCAGCAGTGGGTCGCGTCGGTGAACCAGATGCTGGCGAAAGCCCCCGACATTTCCGTGATCAACACGACGGCGCAGGCGCTGACAGCCACTAACCGGCAGCTCGCCCAAGCGCAGGAAGTGCTGAGCACGAAAACCTCCGCGTGGGCGGCGATCACCTCCGGGGTGAGCCAGGACGTCAGCGCCCTGCAAACCGAACACCAGCACCTGATCACCACGCTGGGCACCGAAGCCAGCGACGTCGGGTACATCTCTTCCACCTACAAGGTGAGTTTCGCCGCCGCAGTCGCGATCGCAGCCGCGTCCGGGGTGAAACTCACCCAAACCCTGCACGGCAATAGCCACGCCGCCCAGGTGGCCCGGCAGCAGATCGCCGCCCTCGTCACCGGGTACACCCAGATCGGGCAGGTCGGCGGGGCGCTCGGCGCGTCGATGAACGCTGTCAGCTTGCAAACCTCCCTGCAGAACACGCAGGTCAGCAAACTCAACTCGGCGTGGGATGCCTACTTCCAGACCCTGACCGGCGGGACGTCGGCGCTTGCCGGTTTCTACTCCGACCTGGAGCAGATGGGGAACATCTCCACCACCACCGGCAGCAAGATCAGCGCTTTCTCCGGGTCAACGCAACTGTCGGTGTCACAGATCGCGCACGCCCTCACCTCGTTTTCCGGCCAGTCCGCGCAGGTGTGGCAGTCGTTCGACCAGTCAGTGACCCAGGCCGGCACCACCTCCGACTGGCTGCGCACCGCGATGGCAGCCGGGGTGCTGTCCGCCGGGCAGTACACCGAGGCGATCAAAGGACTCGTCGCGCAGCTGATCCCGTACGCGTCCCAGTCGCAGGCAGCGCAAGGGGAGCTGATCGGCATCGCTCAGCAGGTCGACCCGAACATCACTAACTTCCAGCAGCTCACCACCTGGGTGGGGAACACTACCACCGCGACCCATGGGCTCAACCAGGCGGTGGCGACCGCGACCACCAAACTCGGCGGTCTGAACAGTGTCGCGGCCACGTTCACCGGCACCTTGCAAACCGACGTGATCGGGGCGACCGCGCAGGCCGTCACCCGGCAGGCCGGGTTCGAAGCCCAGCTCGGCAGGGTGATCAACGCGTTCCGGTCCGGTGGCCCCCACAGCCGCGCGTTCACCCAGAACCTGTCCGCCCTGGATACGACGCTGCAGCATCTCGGGTTCACCCACCAGCAGGTCACCTCCTACAACGGGGCGCTGATCAGCAGTATGAGCGGCGTCACGCAAGCCACACATCATCACGCCGCCGCAGTGCAAACCCTGGGCGCCAGCTACCAGAACAACCTGCACTGGGAGACCACCGGCACGCACCTGTCCAGGTTCCCGCAGGTCGCAGCGAACGACTGGCGGGTCCTCACCGTCACCGTGCAACGGTACGCGGAAGCGATGGCCCGCTCCGTGACACAGTACGCCGGGGACATCGGCCGCACGTTCACCACCGTGTGGGATGACGTGTCGAAAACCGCGCAGTCGGTGTTCACCGGGGTCCGCCGCACCATCATCACCCCTATCGCCGGCGCGTTCACCGACGTGAAAAACACGATCGTGTCCGGGTTCGACTCGTGGTGGCGCACCCACGGGAAGGAACTGGAACAACTCTGGCGTGTCACCTGGGACACGATCACCTCCATCTTCCGCGGCATCGGCGGTGTTCTCAGCAAAGACGCCCGCATCTTCTGGGACGGCCTGACCGCGGACGCGAGAACCGCGTGGGGTGCTCTTGAGCCGATCGTCCGGGCTGGCTGGGACGTGGTGGAAGGGGTTTTCCGGGCCGGGTGGGCGGTCCTGCGCGCGGTGTGGGCAGCCGGCTGGGACGCGATCAAAGGTGCCGCCCAGGTGGTGTGGGACGCGATCGAGGCGGCGCTGAAAATCGGCTGGGACACTCTTGTTGCCCTGTTCTCCGTCGCCCTGGACCTGCTGACCGGCCACTGGCATCAGGCGTGGGAGGACATCAAAACATGGGGTGAGCAGGTGTGGAACAACATCGCCGGGTTCTTCACTAATGCGTGGCACACCTTCGCGTCCACCGCGGCCAGCATCTGGCACATCATCGGCACTGACCTGGTGGACGGCCTGAAAAACGGCATCATGCAAGCCGCCTCCGGGATCGCGAACTTCGTCCGCACCTACCTGGTGGACCCGATCGTGAACGCGGTCAAGCACTTCTTCGGGATCGCCTCACCCTCCACCGTCATGGCCGGGCTCGGGGAAAACCTCATCCACGGCCTCGTGCAGGGCCTGTCACATGACGCGCACACACTGGTCGGGAAGATTTTCGGGTCATGGCCGCAGGCGCTGGCCGCGGTGATCGGGAAGGGGCTCATCAACCTCGCGGAACTGCCCGCCAGCATGCTCGGGAAGATAGGGAACGTTCTCGGCGCTGTCGGCTCCGGCCTTGCGAAACTTCTCGGCATCGGCGGGGGCGGCAACGCGGGCGCGGTGGCGCTCGGCAAGCAGATGGCAGCCGCCTACGGGTGGACCGGCAGCCAATGGCAGGCCCTGTACTCGCTGTGGATGCGGGAATCCGGGTGGAACCCGTACGCGGTGAACCCCTCCTCCGGGGCGGCGGGGATCGCACAGTCCCTCGGCCACGGGCCGGTGCCGCTGGGGAACGCAGCCGCGCAGATCAGCTGGGGCCTGTCGTACATCCTGCAACGGTACGGATCCCCGTCGGCTGCGTGGGCGCACGAGGTGGCCTACGGCTGGTATGACCAGGGCGGATGGCTGCAGCCGGGTTTGACGCTGGCGTACAACGGCACCGGCCGGCCGGAACCGGTGGGGGCTGCCGCGTCCCCGGTCGTTGAGGTGCATTTGCACGGGGACCTGGCGGATCAGCGGATATGGGACCGGTTGCAAGCCCAGACGTACCAGTTCAACACGCGGAACGGCGGACGGCGCACCGGGGCGTGGATACCCGCCTAACTGTGGAGGAGACCAGGGGTGGCTGCGGAACCGCGAGACGACGGCACGGACCAGGAGAAGCCGGACGTGGATGACACGGGACGCGATGAGCCGGGCGTGCAGGAGATCACCGGGACCGGCAGTTTCACATTGCCGCCAGCCCGGGGGACCCCGGAAGGGGCGTACGGCTGGTATGACCAGGGCGCTTGTCTGCCGCCCGGCCCGCAGGACAAGGACGCGGCCACGCAGACCCGGTGGGGATGGTCCTGCATTCTGCAGCGGTACGGGCCCGGGGGGGAGGTGGCGGGGCGGTGAGTTCGCTGTGGTATGACGCGGCATCGGAAGCCGCTGTCAACGCGGTGACCGCGTTGCTGAACGGCGGCACGCTGAAAATCTACACCGGGTCGCAGCCGTCCCTGGATGGGGCACTGACCGGGACGCTGCTGGCGACGCTGACGTTCAGCCCCACCGCGTTCGGGTCCGCGGTCGCGTCGGGGGGGACGGTGACCGCCACCGCGAACACGATCACCTCCGCCACCGCGGTCGCGACCGGCACCGCCGGGTATTGCGCGCTGGTCACCTCCGGGGGGGCGACGGTGGCGACCGGGACGGTGGGCACGTCGGGGGCGAACCTGAACCTGAACTCGACGTCCATCACCTCCGGGGCGCCCGTGTCGGTTTCGTCGCTGACGATCACCCAGTCCCAGACCGGCACCTGACAGCGGGAAGAGGAGGGTTGCTGTGGCGTGGTCTTTCGTCGGCTATACCACAGCAACCCCGGATGGCACCACGAGTGTTACGGTCAGCGTGCCGTCGGGGGTGCAGAACGGGGATTTCCTGCTGCTCGCCCTTGTCGGGTATTCCAGCGGGGTGCCGTCGGTGCCGTCCGGGTGGACGGTGCTGTACAACGAGTCGCTGCCGGCGCGCGCAGCGGATGGTTTCATCCTGGCGTGGCGGGTGGCGTCGTCCGAACCCGCCAGTTACACGATCACGGACAGTTCCTCGATCTGGCCGTCCGCGGTCATGTACGCGGTGCGGGGGGGGGCGTCCAGCAGCCCGGTCGCCGGGTACAGCCTGCAGACCAGCAGCAGCTACCAGACCACCCTGAACCCGCCGTCCTACACGCAGAAGCAAACCGGCAGCCTGCTGATCTACGGGTTCGGGGGAGTCAACTCGGCGGGGTCGGGGGGCGGGGGGCTGGTGCTGCCGTCCCCGGCGTCGATGCTGGCGGGGTCGTCCACCGGGGATGTGAACAACACCCATGGTGGCAGTGACCTGGGGGTGCTGGCGTGCACAGCCACGGGGCCGGGGCCGGCGACGATCACCACCGGGGTGGATGAGGCCAACTCCGTCGTCGAGGTGGTCCCCGCCACCACCGCGGTCACCGGTACCGGGTCGGTTGGGATGCCCGCAGCCGGTGTGGCCGGGACCGGGACGGTGGCGAACCCGGTCACCGGCACCGGGACCGGGGGGCTCGCCGCCCTGGGTGTGGCAGGGACCGGGACGGTGGCGAACCCGGTCACCGGTACCGGGTCGGTGGGGATGCCCGCGCTGGGTGCGGCGGGAACCGGGTCCAACGGCATCAGCCTCACCGTCCTGCAAACAGTGAACGGCGGTGTGCAGGACGACTACGGCCTGGACAGTGTCCCGTTCTCCCTGCGGCAGCCCGGCCGTTCCGCCCTGGTGGTGTTCGCCGCGTGGAACCTGGCGCACGGCACCGACCAGATGGGGGCCGCGGTCCCGGCTGTGAACGTCACCGATTCCGCGTCCAACCTGTGGTACCAGATCGGGATCTCCCCCCCCATGGCCGGGGCCAGGTGCGCGATCTGGGTGGCGCCCACCGCCCGGCAGGTGGAATGGGTGAGTGTCGCCCTCACCGGGTGGGCGTACGCCACCAGCTACACCGTGTGCGAGGTCACCGGGCTGCCGCCGCTGCCCGTGGTGGATTTCACCGTCACCACCAGTAACCCGCAAACCAGCACCCTCACCCTGTCCGGTGTCACCAGCGAGTCTTCTGTCGCGTTCGCGGCGGCCTGCGCCGGGGACATCTCCGTCACCATGACCACCCCCCCCGCCGGGTGGGCACAGATCACCGATCATTCGATCGGCACCAGCCCCTACGGGGCGCAGATCTGGTCGTACTGGCAAACCACCCCCACCGCCCCCGGCGCCACCGTGGACGCGTCATGGACCCTGTCCGCAGGAGTGCCGGCCGCCGCGGTGCTGGCCTGCATCCACGCCGCCCCAGCTATCCCGCAGCAGATCAGCCCCGATTTCCCGCTGCTGCAGCTGGAAGCCGCGTTCGGCGCCACCCCCGGCGACCCGTCCGCGTCGGTGGACTACACCTGGGACGGCCAGTACACCGGGTGGACCGACATCACCACCCGCGCCCTCGATAGTGCCGGGAACGCGAACATTACCTACTCGATGGGCCGCTCCTACGGGCTCGCGCAGGAGGAAGCCGGCACCCTGGAATGCGCCTTGTCGAACGTGGACGGCGCGTTCACCCCCGGCAACACCGCCTCCCCCTACTACTCGAACGCGCTGAACCCGAACATGGGCATGGAGGCCGGCACCGAAGGCTGGTCGGGACAGAACGGTGCCACGATCACCACCTCATCCCAGTACGCCTACACGGGTTCGTACAGCCTGCAGGTCACCCCGGACGGGACGACCGCCTACCCGGGCGTGTGGTCGGTGCTGGTGCCGGTGAACGTCAACTACCCGTACTCGGTGTCCGCCTGGTTCTACTGCCCTACCGGGTACGCGGCCGGCGCGGAAGTGAACATCCTGTGGTATGACGCGGCCCAGGCGTACCTGAGCACGTCGTCGCCGCCGCAAGCTGTCCCGCTGCCCGCCGGGCAGTGGACCCAGGTCACTTTCACCGGTGTCACCCCCCCGGCGGGGGCTGCGTACGCGGCGCTGGCCGCGCAGCTTTCCGGCACCCCCCCCGCGTCCGCGGTGTTCTGCGTGGACGAAGCCGCGATCACCACCGGGTCTTCGGCGGTGAAAACCGGGCTGGTCACCCTGGAAACCCCGGTGCGGCTCACCTGCTGGTGGAACGGGACCCGTTACCCGCTGTGGATGGGGTATGTGGAGTCGTGGCCGCAGGAGTGGCCGCACATGCCGCAGTGGGGTTTTTCGAAGATGACCGCCACCGACGCGGTCGGGGTGCTGTCCAGCGCCTACATGTACTCCGCGGTGGAAGGGGAAGTTCTCACCGCCCAGCCGTACGCCTACTTCCCGTGCAACGAGCAGTACTCCCTCGCCGAGGAAGGCTTGTACACGGTTTATATTCCCGCGGACGCGGGGGGTCTGACCGCGGTCAACTACGCGACCGGCAACACACGCACCGCCATCTACCTGGACGGGGAGTCCGCGCAGGTCAACACCGGTATGGCGGTCAACCTGCTGGGTGACTCCGCCACCGGGATGGGTACCAGCAGCTACCAGGCGCAGGATCAGTACGACCGGGGACCCGCGCTGGTGTACACCGACCCGGACCTGCCCGTCAACAGCGGCAGCAACGGGTTCACCGTCGAGTTCTGGTTCATCTACACCGACGAGTTCAGCAAGTGCACCATTTTGTCGCTGTGGGGTGGGCCGTCCGCGTTCATCGCATCCACCGCCCCCTACACGGCGGGCGGGTTTTTCAACGTGGACTTCAACAACGCCGGCCCGGGGACCCTCAACATCGGCGCCGGGACGGACTATGTGAGTGTCCCCGGGTACGCGCCCGCCGCCACCCCCCAGCATCTGGTGATCACGTTCCCGCCCGGGGGGGGGGACGTGACCGTGTTCCTGAACGGGGTGGAAACCTCCACCACCGTGCAGGTCCCGGCGATCCAGCAGCTGCAGGCGGTGATCCTCGGCCCGGGCCGTTACGCCTACGACGTCACCAAAGCCACCCCCTACTACGCGTTCAACTTCACCGCCGCGCATCTGGCGGTGTACGGGTACGTGCTCACCCCCACCCAGGTCGCCAACCACTATGAGGCCGGCGCGGCGGGCTGGGCGGGCGCGACCGGGCCGCTGCGGTACGCGCAGGTGCTCACCTGGGCGCGGGTGGGGATGAAACGCGGCGGCCCGGCGTGGTTCCCCGCCTACGGGTGGGCGGAAACCACCCGCCTGTCCGAGGCGTACCAGATGGAAGGGTCCAGCGTCGCGGACATCCTCGCCCAGGTCACCGGGTCGGAGGGGGGCCGCTGCTACGTGCAGCCGAACGGGTCGGTGACCTACCTGCAACGCTGGTCCGGGTACAACCGGTCCGGGACGGTGATCCTCGGCGACAACCCCCAGGTTGGGGAAATCCCCATGGAACCCGGGGTGTCGTACGGGTTCGACAACACCTACCTGTACAACGAGGTCACCTCCACCCAGGAACGCGGCCCCGCCCAGTACGTGACAATCACCCAGCGTGACCCGGCCAGCCAGGGCCAGTTTTTCAACCGGTCCGCCCTGTCGCTGCAGTCGTATGTGGTGTCCCCCTACGACGTGGGTGACGTGGTCACCTGGAACCTGGCCCGGTACAAGAACCCGTTCCTGTACGTCAAGCAGATCAGTGTGGAAGCGGCGTCGAAACCGCAGCTCGCGTTCCCCGCGCTGCTTGCGGTTGGCAACAACGACGTGGTCACCACCAGCCGGCGTCCCCTCGGCGGCGCACCGATCACCCAGACCGGGGTGATCCAGAAAGTGAGCACGTCCATCGGCCCTGGCACGTGGCACATCACCTACACGGTGTGGCCGTACACCGCAGACGCGGCCGCGTTGCAGTCGGACGTGGCCCCGTACTCGCAGCTCGGCGGCAGCAACCTCCCCTGGTAGCAGCCGCCCCCCTGAACCCAGCCAGTTCCGGAGAGAGAGAGAGGGGGTGGGGGATGCCGGTGCCGCCGGGTGCGTGGCTGCAAGACGGGATGATCAGCGCCCAGCAGCTCAACACCGACCTGTACTCGTTCGACGGGACAGGGATGGCAGCCAACGGCATCTTGTTCCACACCCACCGGCCCGCGGTGCTCGAGGTGATGGGCGCGGGTGCGGCCACGGTGGCGGGGGCGGCGGTTAATTCCCAGCCGCGTGGTGTATGGTCCAACCTGGGGTCGTTCAAGGGCTTGGGGACCGCGTACGCGGTGCTGGACACCAGTGCCCTGTTCGGGCTGGGGTCCGACAACCCGGCCCAGTACGCCACGTTCGAATCGGGGTATGTGGCGTCCACCCTGAACGGCACCGCGGGGGCGAAAAAAACCTCCGGCGGGTGGGTGCTGGCGTGGGTGTTCCCGTCCCTGGGTCACCCGTCGGCCCCCACCTCCCCCGGGACCGGGTGCGGGTTCTACCAGAAAGGAAGCCCTGTTTCCTACGGGGTGATCCAAACCGGGTCCACCAGCCGGGATGACTGCCCGTTCTGCCTGGATTTGCTCAACACTGGGGGGGCGGTGTTCTCCCCGGCCGTGTTCTGCGGGTCCTCCAACGCGGCGGGGTTCTCCGTCGCGGCGAACGGCACCGGCACGTGCGGGGAGATGCCCCGCATGGGCGGGTTCTGGGTGTCGGTCAGCCAGGACGGCGCGGCCCTGACGGTCACCTCACCCCCCTCCATCCCCGTCACCTACACCCCCGCCACCCAGATCACCCAGGCCAGCTTCGGCAGCAACATCTCCGCCATCTGCAACTTCCTGAACTACCCGCCGTGCCTGCGGGTGTCCCAGCAGCTCACCACCACGGTGACCGCCGGCACGTACACGACGGTGCCGTTCACCGCCACCCCCAGTGTCGACAGTTACGCCGGGTTCAGCACAACGTCGTCCACGTACACGGTGCCGGTGTCCGGGGTGTACCTGGTCCACGCGAACGTGATCTTCTCCGGGAACTCCACCTCCGGGAACCGGGCCGCCTACCTGCTGGTCAACGGCACCCGGGTTTTCGGCGGCAACTATCTCGCGAACAGCCAGCAGTACATGGGCACCGGGACGCCCATCACCCGGATACTCGACCTGCGCGCCGGTGACACCATCCAGGTGGGGGTGTACTCCACCGCGTCCACCACGCTGGGTACCTACCCGTCCCGGCTGGTGGTGTGCTGGCTGTCGGCCCTCGGCTCCGGGCTGGGTTACACGGTTCCGGACACCACGTGGCGGTGGACGGCCGGCACCCCCGGCTCCCAGCTTCCCGCCCTGTTCACCCGCTACATCGGCAACGACCTGAACTTCCTGGTCAGCAAACCGTACGCGCTGGCGTACCAGGCCACCGCGCAGCCCCTCACCCTCGGCTCATGGACCGCGGTGCGCATGGACACGGTGGCGGGGATGATCCACGGGTCACCGGGGGACAACTACGGCGGCTGGTCCACATCCCTGTCCGCCACCATCGGGGGCACTAAAGTGCCGGGGCTCGCCGGGTACCAGGCGAAAGTACCCGGCTGGTACCTGGTGTTCCACGAAACCAGTGTGACAGTGTCGCCGTCGTCCCCGGCGGAGGTTGTCGCGGGGATCATCTGCCCCACCTCCGGGGGCATTCCCCAGCCCACGGACTCTACCGGCACCCAGGTGGACTGGTACCAGCATGTGCAGTGCGGGGGACTGTCCGGCGGCCCCCCCGCCGCGACCGCGATCGGCTTGTACTACCTGGCGGCCGGGGAGTACGTGATTCCCGCGGTCATGCCGCAGGACAACCCGTCGTCCCCGTCAACCAGTATTTCCAGTTACAACTCCTCGTTCGGCTGCGTCTGGGTCACCGCCTGACCACTGCTTTCTTGCCCGGCACCAGGTGTGAGGGGGGTGGGTGGTGGCGTCGCCGTATGTTCTGGACCCCACCCCGGTGCTTGCCTCCGGGGACCTGGCTGGCTGGTCCGCGTCCGGCGGGGTCATCCAGGCCCTGGTGGACACGTCCGCGCCGTCCCCGAACGCCTGGTCGGTGGAACTGACCGCCGGGGGGGCGTCCGGTGACCCGGCCATGGTGTCGCCGCCGTTCCCGGTCACCCCCGGCGGGGTGTACTACATCGCGGGGAACCTGATGAGCCAGGCCCCCCTCACCGCCCAGGCCGGCCTGCTGTGGGCGGGCCCGGGGGGGCCGGTGATGCCGCCGCAGCCGTCCACGTACACGGTGCCGCTGCTCGGCGGGGCGTGGCAGGCGTTCACCACGTTCTTCACCGCCCCGCCGGGGGTGTCGTTCGCGCAACTGTGGGCCGGGTTCGCCGCCACCAACCCGTACGTCACCCAGGTGCTCGCCGACGCGCCAGACGCGTACTGGCAGCTCGCCGACCAGGGCGGGTCAACCAGTACAGCGGACTCGTCGGGGAACGGCAACACCGGCACCCCCAGCAATGTCACGTTCGGGGCCGCTGGACCGGTTCCCGGTGTCACCGCAGCCGTGTTCAACGGCACCACCTCCCAGGTCACCACCGGTTACAACCCCGCATCCCCGGCGGTGACGGTGGAAGCCTGGGTGAACCTGAACGGTCACACGCAAACCGGGTCGCCGCGGATCGCCGCGAACTCACTGACCGACGCCAACCCGGCCACGCAAGGCGGGTTCGAACTGTGGCTGTCGTCGGCTGGTGTGCCGCAGGTGAGTTTCGGTACCGGCACCGCAGGGGTGACAGTCGCGGCTACGTCCGCGTTGCCGGCCACCGGGTGGACGTACCTGGCCGCCACGTGGGACGGCACCACGGTCACGTTGTACGTGAACGGTGCCGTAGCCGCGACCGGTTCCCTGCCGGGGTCACTGCCCGCCGGCCCCAGCGACGTGGGGATCGGGTACAACCCCGCAGCGAACGGTGACTTCTTCGCCGGTGACATCGCCCAGGTCGCTGTCTACCCGGTTGCGCTGGACCCTGGCCGGGTCGCCGCGCACTACGCCGCCGTAGCCGCCACCGTCCCTGTCATCCCGGCCGGGACTGTGCTGGAAGCCCAGGCGCTGGCCGTGTCAGCGGGACAGCCCGCAGCGATCCCGCCCGGTTCGATCACCAACGACCTGCTCGCCCCGAACGCGGTCGGTCCCGGGCAGATCGCGCCCGGCGCGATCGACGGGCAGACCCTCAGCAACATGACCGTCAACGGGCAGCAGATCAACTCCGCCGGGATCAGTTTGCCCGCCGGCCCCAACAACGCCATGCTGGTGTACTCCTCCGCCGCTCCCACGTCGGTGGAAACGTTCACAAGCTCGGGGACGTGGACGTGCCCCAACGGGGTGACGGTGGTGCAATGCGAATGCTGGGGGGGCGGCGGGGGTGGCG